GAAGACGAAACCAAGTCAGACGAAACTCCGGCTGAAACTGAAGAAGAACAGGAAGAAGACTAATAAAGCCAATTTTCTGAATTTTTAACCATAGCTCAACCATGGGCTATGGTCTTTTTTATAAATATATTAAAATAAGCTGTAGGAATTTATGAAATTTTTAGATTTATACGAAGCAAAAATCGAATATTCATATAAGAATGCATTAAAAGATATAGAAAATAAGAATCTATATAATTTTGTGTGCAATATCCATAAAACCAAGCATAATACAGGTGCAACAAACACCGGTTTCTATGTTGGTAGTGAATTTATTGAATATAATGACCCGAAGTTTACTGAACTTTCTCGTAAGCTTATAGATAAGTACGGCGATAAGTTAAAAGAAGAACTTAAAGCTGCTGCACAAAAACGATACGAAAAAGATATTCCAAACCATAAAATGGCAGAAGCCGATAAGGTTTTTATCGACTCTAAACTCGCTTCGTATTTTGAAAATCCAAGACTTGCTATTAAAAAGGCTACCGATAGAAAAAACAATGAAGATACTATCGGTGATGAATCAACATATACAAAAATCGGTAAAGCTTTAGTTTATAGAACTTCTGAATTCGTAAGCAAGCTTGCAGATACTACTACAAAAATCAGTGAATCCAAATTTAAGCAATTAATGATTGATGCTTTCAACGATGAAGAAGAAGAAAATTTCCTTTACGGTATTGCAGATATTGAAGCAAAAATGCGTATTGACGCCGCAAAGAAAACTGTTCAGCAAGAAGCAAAAAATAATGATGCGTTGAATAGATTTGGTGCAGATAAATCAGAAGAAATTAGTAATAATGATAATGAAAGTATTGCAGATTCCTATTATGCAAGTATTTCTAATGAATTGAAAACAACCAACCTACTTTATGAATCTGAAAAGGTTCCACGAAAGGTATCTCAGTTCAGCAATAACGCACGTATAGCCGCAAAACAGGCTGATGCGGTTGAAGCTACTTGGCCTCGTCAGTTTAAGTCCTGGTATGAAAAATTTAAGTCTGCATTCGATGCTGGTGTTAAAGAAGCACAGGATAAAGTTCGTAAAGGCGGTACCGGTGATGACAAATATGTAGATGACCCGTTTACCGGTAAGAAAATCAATATTCGTAAAGGTTGGGGTACAGGTGGTCCGCAGGCATTCTTGGATGATGTCTACGATAAATTTCCGGCTGCAAAATCTGCGGCAGACGCAATTAATAGTGGAAATCTTACAATTTTCAATATGGGTCCACGTATGGTTCTTGGACTTTGTAAGGGTTTATCTGAAGGCGGCAAACTTCTTCAAACTATTAAAGATAATTTTGCAGAAGGTTTTAAAGAAATTAAGAGCGCGTTCAAGTCCAATGGTTCTACAAAGGATTACGAAGCCCAAGTACAAAAAGCGGAAGAAAATGGTAACTATGGCGAAGCTGTTGCCGCACAGTCTGTTGTTGTTACCGCTGACTGTTCTCAACTGCTCTCACTCATGGAAAACGGTCCTATCGGAACTGTTGATTTCGACAACAATACTTTCTCTACTGCTAACAGTAATTCTCAGTCTTCTCTCGAAGTCGCCGTTCAGAATCTTATCGGCCAGTTAAGTAAATATTCTGATGTTTATGACAAGTATTCTGAAAATAAGGATGTCAAGATAAACCAGGAAGCTACTGATACTGTTATTTCTGATACAAAGGAAAAGAAGAAGGAAGACACTGAAGAAGAAGAAATGGAAGAAGAAAGCGTAAAGCCGAAATATCGTCCGTTTACTCAATTCTTAAATGAAGCTGATGAAGACGATGAGTCTTCTTCTGACGGTGAAGCAAATGATGAATCTGATACAGGCGAAACACAAGAAGACCAGTTGAATGCATCATTAAAGCAAATGTCCGCGATAAAGGATATTTTTGAAGAAAACGTAGATATTCCACGCTTAAAGGAAATCCAAAAAGTTCTTAAATCCTTCATTGAAGATGGAAACCTAGAAAACAATAATGGTGGTATTAACAGCCTTAAGGATATTATCAACCTTTATGACATCATGATTAAGGATGACTTAAAGTTTGACGTCAATAGCGAAAGCATTAAGCAGTTCGTTGACGGTTTAAAGGCTTTGAATGAAGTTAAAGAAATTCCAGTAATCGAAAATCAGGCTATTCATATTTCTGAAGACATTAAAACATTCCCGGCAATGGAACATGTAGGAACTTTCAAGAAGAAAGTTTCTTCTGAAGAAAATGCGGCAAAGCTTGCCGCATCTATTAAAGCATCATTTACAGATGCTATAATGAAAGAGGTCGAAGGTCTTAATAATTTTGCTCGTAGTTGTAGTGATGACTCTTGGTTTAATGAATACGGTGCAAAGAATGATAAGTTGAATGAATTAAAGAACATTCTTACTACTGAACTTGAAAAGGTGTATGGTGCTGGCAAAATCAATGCCTGGTATTATGACGCTGTTGAAGAACTTGACAACCTCAACTACTTGCCTAAGCTTTATAAGCTCATAGCCATCGGATCTTGTATTGCTTCTCAGCTTGAAAACCAAAGCGGTGATGAAATTGAAGAAAGTGTAGAAACTATAGACATTGAACCGCTTAAGCCTAAAAAGAAGTCAGGAAGTGTTTATCGTAGTCTTTATGAAAATGATGAACCCAATGACCAAGAACCAGAACAACAAGATAATAATAAAGAAAATCCATTTGAAGTTGTAAAACACAACATCCCAACTTTGGAAGAACATCTTAATTCTGTTGACTTCCGTAATATCTTACCGCCAGACAAAAACAACAAGGTATATCAGGTTGAAAACGTCGAACAGTTCAACCAGTATATGAGAAGCTTTGCAAATAACGCAAAGAAAGGTTTGGATATTGTTCATGGTACAAATGGTAACGGCATTGTTCCTATTGCACGTAATATCGTAAGTCAGGACAATAATGCCGGCGAAATGATGCGTGACCACCTCAATAAGTCCAACTGCAAGAAAATCTGTATAATGTTCAATGAAGGAACCGATAAGAATCGTGACCATTCTGACCTTTATGCATATTATGCTACAGCATGGGCAATTCTGAAACATAGTAAGGAAGTATTTAATAAGCAAGAACAAAAGGCAGATACTAAGGCACGTGAAGGTTTGAATCGAGAATCCAATAAAATCGAAGATTCATATCAATTCCCGGGAGTATCTCCAGACTCGTTGATTAATGAAATCTATAAATATATCAGAGGTTCTAAATGATAACAGAAGATTTTGAAAAACTTATCGACCATCTTTATAATGCCACACAGGATTATAAGATTATTGTCGAAGATAACGACTTGAATGTTGAACAGGCCGCAGAAGAAAAAGGTAAGGATATTCGTACAATTATCCGTGACGCTATTAAGCCTCAGGTTGATATTGCTACATCCGTTATCGATTCTATCGGTACTAGTTTTGATGATACTATCAGCCAGACAAAGCGTATGAAGGACGCTATCGACCAGATTCAATCTTGGGAAAAGCAGATTCATGGCGCTTGCGAACAGATTATCAATACTGTCGAATCCAAGGATGGTAGCATCGACCGTGAAGAATCAATCGTTAACGATTCTTCCAAGTGCAGCCCGATGGCTTTCAACAAGTATATTAAGAATTATACATCCCGTGATTATAGTACACTCGAACTTGCTTCGGCAATCGTAACTTTCTATAATTCACTCGCTTAATAATTTTTAACAATAATTAAAAAGAGGATTGAAAACAATCCTCTTTTTATTTTCTCCTATAATAATACTCTTACTTGACGTCCATCGCTGTAAGAACTTCTCGAGCATTCTGAAGTTGTCCCTTCTTAACAGCAATGTCTTGCTTAATCTGGTCACGCTTCTGAATAAGAGGTTCCTTAATCTTACGATAGAGATAGAGTCTATGCTTAGTATCAAGCTTGGCTCCGATCTTCTTAATCAAGAAAATAGCATTCTTCAAGTTTGTAAATTCAAGATCTTCATCATTGAGTTTCTTACCATTGAATACCAATTCGATTGCAGTCTTAACTTTTTCGATTTCAACGAGCTGGTCGTCCTTAAGAGACTGAATAACAGCCATGACTGTCTGCATGACCTTTTCAGTATCATACATCATCTTGCCTGCTGGATTCTTAGACAACGTTACGTCGTCAGAATCTGCCTGTCCCTGGGTGAAATCTGGGTCATCTTCATGAGAACCGTCATCAACCGGGGAAAGTTTCTTATCCGGATCTTCAGCATCTGCAGCGCCTTGAGCATTAGCATCACCACCGGCTCCGCCAGCTCCACCTGCGCCACCAGCAGCTCCCCCACCTGCATCTGCAGCAAACGGATCACCAGCATCACCACCGCCGACATCATCAGCAGCGGCATCATCACCACCAACATCTGCAAACGGGTCTCCAGCGTCATCGCCGCCGGCGTCGTCTCCTCCGAAATCATCTGCTTCAGTCAAAAACTTCTTATATTCTGTACTGAATGAAAGATTAATCGGACTGACCGTTTCTTCTAAAATTTCTTTTAAATCTCTCATATTTTCCTTCCTAGAACTTATAAATTGCTTCAATTCGTTCCTTGATTATCTCTTTATTTATAGAGCGGATATTAGAACATGTCAAATAGTTGAAGAAAATCCTAGCCGTTTTAGTGTTTTTCTTCGTCAAAAGGTCATATAAACCGGCCTTATTTTCGGTTAAAATAAGATTAACCATCAATTCCATGAGGTCTGTAAGTCTATCTTTAGAAATTTCTACGTCTTCATCGGCACAGTTCTTAAAAGTCTTACAGAAATACTTCTCTAAAAATTCGTTTCTATGTGAAATTTTATAATGCACTGAAAAAACCATCCTTATCCCTCTGCTCCTTCGTCTTCAAATTTAAATTTAGGCATCTCGGATTCAACGAGTTCGGGCTTTTGTTTGTTGTTTAATATCATGTCTAAAGCGTCACGAGAATTAGAACAGAATATGTTGTTTGTCTGCGTCAAATTTGGCAATTTGCCGGCCTTAGAAGACATACGATTATTTGCAATTCGTTCCTTCTGTTCCATTGCTGCCAACTTAATATTCTCATTAGACTCTGTGATTTGGTAATCCGTAACCTGTTTCTCAAGCTTGATAAGCTCTGAAAGGTTTTCGGTAATAGTCTTAGAAATATTGGCAAAGCTCGCGATAAGTCCAAGGTCACATCCGAACTTAATCTGTCCGGCAAGTGTCTCAAGAACCATCCTGTTAGTTGAAATTAAATCCTGAAGTTCGGTCTTAAGATATTCCTTGTCTTCAAGATTATATTTCTGCTGAGCGATACCATTCTTTACTTCAACAATAGCCTTCTTGGTTTTTTCCTCAGTTTTTTGTATTTCTTCTTTTATATCAAATTTTTCATCTAATTTATCGAATACATCGACGTTCATTTCACTCATTTATTAACATTCCTTTGACTGGCCCAGGAACCTACGTCTTCTTCGGACAATACATCGAAGATATATCCGTTTTCTTGACACCATTTTCGTGCGGCCTGCCACTTACAGTTATTAACTCTTATAACATTGCAACGTTCTTGCCATTGCAGCAACGATTTTTGAGTTTTCTTTTTAGGCGGATCCGGGTAGATGACCATCCCGTTTTCGTCGAGTCTTGCTATCTGACAGCTAGGCTTTACCTCGATAGCATACTTTTTAATTCCGTTGTGTATTGTATTTATTTCATAGTAAAAATCGATAAAATACCTATGAATCTTACCGTCCACTTCGGAATAATATTCAATTTTATGAATTTCACTACCCCATTTGATAACACGCTCACGAGTATCGCACCACTCCATGAGCTTGTATTCCCAGCTTGAACGATATTCCGG